TTAGTAACTGGTTCCGGGAGTGTAAAAATATAACCTTTGACGTAAGCATTTCGCATAGAAAATATTATACCTATGGCGAAAATCTAATTGGAACAACTCATGGTGACGGCGCTAAGTGGCAAGATTTAAGTAAATTGGCTTCAGTCGAGTGTAAAGAATGGTCAAATGTAAAGCACCGTTATATATATACGCATCATGTACACCATAAAATAGTAAAAGACGATATAGGTTGCACAATAGAAAGCCTAAGAAGTCCAAGTGGAACAGATGGTTGGCATCACCGAAACGGCTATCAACACGCCCCAAAAGCAGTTGAAGGCTTTATTCATAGCAAAGAGCATGGCCAAGTAGCAAGATTTACGCATTTATTTTAAAATTACGATTATGGAAAGAACAGATAAAGAAATTATAGAGGCAATGACTTTTATAAAGGAACAACATAACGGAGAACTTCCCTATAAATTTGGCACGTTTGAATGTGCAAAGATGATGGCTAAATATCTAAAACAGCAATTACTTATAAAACCAGTTGTACAGCAAAGAGAACTGTTATTTTGTAAATGCGGGTTACTAAAAGGTGGTATGTTTAATTGTATGAGAACAGATTGTGATAGTATAGACATAAATACAAAATAATTGTTTACAACTAACCGATATGATTATATTTTAAAATATAAAAATTATTTATGTCAATAAATCCATATTTAAAATTTTTAGGGCCTGAAGATCATTTGCAAAGGGCGGTATTTAATTATGTTTACATGGCCTATCCGGGCGTTTTAATACAACACACACCTAACGAGGGCCGACGAACAAAGTTTGAACAGTTTAAAATGAAATATTTAGGAACGAAAAGGGGTACGCCTGACGTTTTAATTTTTAGCCCATCAAAACAGTTTAGCGGCTTAGCGATAGAATTAAAGGTTGGGTACAACAAACCTACACCCGATCAAAAAGAATGGCTTAAACACCTTCTGAAATGCAATTGGCACACTGTCTGGCATAACACTTTTGACGATTGCAAACTTACAATTGATAATTACTTTAAAAATAACCTATGAGTTACATTTTTTTGTACTACAATGAGCAAACGCAAAAGTTAAGAAGTCGTAAATTGCCTTTTCAAGATTTAGAAGAAGGATTTATATTAATTGGCGCAATAACTAGAACTGAAAAGGAATTTTTAGTTGAGATTTTATTTACTAGATTTGGCGAAAAGGAAATTACTTTAAAGCAAATCCAAAGGTATTATTCTGAGTTAAAAAACTTTTGCGAAAGGGTTAAAAGCGTTGTTGTAAATTAAAAAATATTTGTATATTTGTCTTTTGGCGATCGTGTGGGTGCGCCATTATTTAAAGACTTTAATTAAAACCTTCGGGGAACCTACCACACTAGGGGAACCGCAGGTTTTTTTGTTTTATGGAAAAGAATTTTAAAGGTATTTGGATTTCAAAAGATATTTGGCTAATAAAAGAACTTAGCATCACCGAAAAGGTTTTTTTAGTTGAGATTAATTCATTAGATAATAATGCTGGGTGCTTTGCTTCAAATTCTTATTTTTCAGATTTTTTTAATTTAACAAACGGCAGATGTAGCCAAATTATTAAGGCTTTAGAAGCAAAGAAATTTATTAAAATTAGATATGAATATGAAGGAAAAGAAGTTAAAAAAAGGGTGGTTAATATACTAAAGGGGGGTATTAAGTTTTCTAAAGGGGGTATTAAGAATATTAAAGGGGGGTATTTAGAAAATGCACAAGATATAAATACAATTACTATAAATACAATTAATAAGAAAGACCAACCAAAAAATAAAAATTTTTCGGAAGCTAAATTTTCAGATTTAATTGAAAGCGCCTATTCACATATTTTAATATTATTTAAAGGCGAAAATACTATACCCAAAAATAAATCACAAATTGAAACCTGGAAAAAAACACTTTCTTTTTTTGATAAAAACGGCTATGATTTAAGAGAAGTTTATTTAGCAGTACAATGGGCCAGAAACGATGCTTTTTGGAAATCCAATGTTCTTTCACTTCCGGCATTAAAAACACCTAAAAACGGTCTAAGAAAAATAGATAGTATTTTAGCAAAGTTTAAGGCCATAAAAAAAGAAATTGAAAAACCCTCTTCAATGGCTAAAATTAAAAAGGCGGCTGAATGGAAAATCATAACGGCTGGCGATGGATCAACCGAGATTTTATGTGTATTACAAAATGGCGAAACAATTAACCAATTTATAATGCGCCAAAACTTAGGTTTTACTAATGAAGATATTAGCGAAATATTTAACTATATAAAAAACAAATGAAGATATTAGCGAAATATTTAACTATATAAAAAACAATTAAAATATTTTTGCATTTAACACTATAAATTGAAAATAATTTTTTATTTTAGCTAAACCAAAATTAAATTATGTATTTAAACGAGTTTGCAGAATTAGGAATAAAATTAAACAACCGCACTTCTGGTGAGGTAAAAACTAAATGCCCTGAATGTCATGCAACCAGAAAAAACAAATCCGACGATTCGTTAAGCGTTAATATTGAAAAGGGATTTTACAATTGTCACAATTGCGGCTTTGGTGGGTCTGTTATATTCAAACAAAAAAAAGAATTTATTGCACCGCCAAAAATTGAACTTAAAATTGGCGATAAACTAAAAGATTGGTTTAAGAGCAGAGGTATATCTGAGGCTACTTTGGCTTATTGGAAAATTGGCGAAAGTGAGGTGTATATGCCCCAAGCTAAAAAAAATAGAAATACCGTAAATTTTAATTATTACCGGGATAGCAAATTAATAAATGTAAAATATAGAGATGCCGCTAAGAACTTTAAAATGGTTTCTGGCGCTGAACTTATATTCTATGGCTTAGATAGCATAAAAGAAAACGAAAAGGTTTACATCGTAGAAGGTGAAATTGACGCGTTAAGTATGCACGAAGCTGGCCTTTATTCTGTTTGCTCAGTACCTAATGGCGCAAGTAAAGGAAACCAAAGGTTGGAGTATTTAGATAATTGCTGGCAATACTTTGAAAATAAAAAAGAAATTATCATTTGTACTGATAATGACGATGCCGGTTTACAACTTAGAAACGAACTAGCGAGAAGGTTTGGGCATTATAGGTGTAAATACGTTGATTTCGGCACGTTTAAAGACGCTAACGAGGTTTTAGTAGGCAAAGGAGCAGAAGAACTGAGAAACGCCATTAAAACGGCTAAAAACTTCCCTCTGGAAGGGGTGTTAAATGTTTCGGATATTTGGGATAATGTTTTGCGATTTAACGAAAAGGGAATTGAAAACTATTCAATCAAACTTGGAGAAAGTGACGATTATTTTAAAATGTCATTTGGCGAATGGACAGTTGTAACCGGAATTCCAAACGCAGGAAAATCTGACATTATAGATCAGATAGGTGTAAATTTAGCTATTAACTATGATTTTAGAATTGCAATGTTTAGCCCTGAAAGTTGGCCCTATGAAGGTCATATAAAAAGAATAGCTAACAAGCTAAACGAAAGAAATTGCACAACACAAGATCTAAATAACACTAAAGACTTTATAGAAGATCATTTTTTTTGGGTCAAAATAGACCTTAAAAACCTAACTTTACAAGCTATTTTAAATCATTTCCGAGATTTAGTTTTTCAAAAAGGCGTTAATGTATTGGTAATTGACCCTTGGAACATGCTGGATCATAGCGATCAAAGAGATCATAGTTACATTGGGAAGGCTTTGAGCCAAATAACTCAATTTTGCCAACAAACAAACACTCATTTATTCTTAGTGGCGCACCCACGAAAAATAGAAAGCCATGAGGGTAAGTATAAAAAGCCAACTCTTTACGATATTAGCGGTTCGGCAGATTTCTTTAATAAAGCATACAATGGTTTAATTTGCTTTAGGCATATTGGCAATAAAACGAAATATGGTAGTGATGCAGTTGAGGTTTATGTAGAAAAAATAAAAAGAAAGGATAACGGCGGCCTTGGCAGCTTTAATATAGCGCCTGATTTTCCAAATGGTGGTGTTTACAAGTCTTTAAATGTAGGTGATGTAAGATTTGACGCACCAGTTTTCACGCCGGCTTACGTTCCACAAATAGACAATAAAAATGATTTGCCTTTTTAGCGGCATCGATTAACGGCTAAATATACCTTTTCGGGTATAAAAAGTGTTTGAAAGGAATATTTTATATCATTACGGGTATAATATTAATATTTTACAAGTTTGGGTATATTTAGTGCAATTTAATAACGATAATTTTAAAATATAGAACAATGACAAAAGAAAAACTAATTGAAAAATACGAATTAGAAAACAAAAACATTCTAAAGCGTAGACCAGACTTGAATATGAACGGAGATTTTACGCCTGACGGAATAAAAGTATTTTGCAATACTGGATTTATAGCAGACATTAAAGCATTAAATATACCCGTTGTTAGCAAAACGAAGTGAACGTTTCAATGTTTGCTAACGACTATTGTATGAGTAGTAGCCTATAAACAAAACTTTGAGTAAAGCCTTAACGCTGCCAAGGCTATTACTTATACAAATTGTTGGCAGCAGTATTTTATAAATTATGCAAAAAAACAAGATATTTAAGTACGATTTAAGTTTTGAAAACATAACTTTTATAAGAATGCCCGAAGATTCAGAAATAATGGATATTCAAATACAGGAGGGTAAACCTGTAATGTGGGCAATGGTAGATACTGAAAGTAAAGAAATAGTAGTAAGGATAAATATGCTTTTTACGGGACAAGGGATGCGATTAGAAGCAACACACAATGAATACTTAGGAACTATTCAGCATGAAGGGTTAGTGTATCATTACTTTATGAATTACGAGCTCTAATATTGCTGCCAACTATCCGATATGAGTATGTTTTAACAATTTAAAAAACAAAACATCATGTTATTAACAGACGCACACCAAGAAGCCTTATTAAATATTTATTTTCCTAATGGGTTTACAATAACAGAAGGCAATGCTTATTTAGATGGTATTAAAAAAGGAATTGAATTACACCAAAAACATATTGAAAATGGAAAATAAAGTTAAAACAATAGTTACTTTAATGGTTGTAATAGCGGCTATTTGCATGGCCTATGAAGATGAAATACAACTAGCAATACTTATTGGCGTATTACATATTTTGGTTAATCAGGCGGCAGCAAAATAAATGGCTAAAAGAAAAAAAATATCGCAATTTAAACCTTCTACTTTAGAAATTAATTCAATGGTTTGGTGTATTCAAAACAATATTAAAATATTGCCTGAGCCAACAAATTCCGGTATATTTTTGTTAGTTGATGAAATGGGAATTATTACAAAATCTGGAAAATCTTACACAAATGAGGCGCTGCAATCTAAGATTTATGAGTTATATACTTACCTTTACGCTAAACACACAACAAAACCATGAAAGAATTAGCACCTATTAAATCAATAATAGCAAATAAAAACAACCCAAGATTTATCAAAGACGATAAATTTAAAAAGTTAGTTGAAAGCATTAAGGCGTTTCCAGAAATGTTAGAACTTAGGCCGATCATAGTTGATGAAGAAATGATTGTTTTAGGCGGTAATATGCGTTTAAAGGCTTGTTTAGAGGTTGGTTTAAAAGAAGTATGGATTGACAAAGCTATTGGATTAAGCGAGGCGCAAAAGCGTGAGTTTATTATAAAAGACAATGTTGGCTTTGGCTCATGGGATTGGGATATTTTGGCAAACGATTATAATGTTGCTCAAATAACAGATTGGGGCTTAGACCTTCCTAATGATCTGTTTGCAGAAGAAGAAGAAGCAAAAGAAGAAGTAATAAAAGACAAAGAAATTTGCCCTACTTGTGGCAATAAAATATAGCAATTAAGCAACTGAAAAACAACTGAATATGGCAGGAGGCAGAGGGAAAATAAATGAACACCCGAAAGTAAACACTAATGGATTTGATAAAAACCCTCAAAACATTAATAAAAAAGGCGTGCCTAAAAAATCATTTGCACAATTTAATGAAAAGCTAAAGGCCGAAGGGCATGAGGCCCTCACTAAAACTCAGCTAGTAGAGGCGTATGGCCTTATATTTAATTTGCCAGAAGAAGAATTAAAGCTAATAGCATTAGATCTTAAACAGCCCTTTGCTTTGCGCCTAATAATTAACGAAATGAGCAATTCCAAAACAAGAAGCAAAGCATTAGCTGACTTTCGGGATTACGCTTTTGGAAAAGCATTAGCGGAAATGAAAGTGCAAACAAATATGCAAATCGGGAAAATGTCTGAAGAAGCCAAAGGAAAAATAGACGAAATATTAAACAATGAGTATTGATGCAATCATTAAAGAAAAATGCGAAAATTCTTTATTGTTTTTTACGAGGTATTTATTTAAAGAAAATACCGGAAGTAAATTTGAGGTTGCAGAATTTCACAAAGAATTGGCCAGCACCCTTGAAAAGGTAGCTAAGGGCGAAATAACGCGCCTTATTATCAATATACCGCCAAGATACGGAAAAACAGAAATTGCCGTTAAAATGTTTATTGCATGGTCATTGGCAAAAAATCCAAAAGCAAAATTTATACATTTATCTTACTCAGATGCTTTAGCCCTTGATAATTCAAGTTTAACAAAAGAATACGTGCAAAGTGATTCTTTTCAAAGCCTTTGGCCTATTGAATTAAAAAAAGATAGTCAAAGCAATAAGAAATGGTACACCAATAGCGGCGGCGGTGTTTACGCTACCGCTTCTGGTGGGGCAATTACCGGGTTTGGAGCAGGTTCCGGGGGTGCTATTATCATAGACGATCCATTAAAGCCTGACGATGCCGTTTCAGAAGTCAAAAGAAGTTTTATAAACAATCGGTACAACACAACAATTAGATCAAGAGTAAATAGTCGAGATGTACCTATTATTTTAATAATGCAAAGACTGCATGAAGAAGATTTAAGCGGTTTTTTACTAGATGGTGGTAGTGGCGAAGATTGGCATCACTTAAAAATCGCAGCCTTAGATGAAAACAATGTACCATTATGGGAAAACAAACACACCTTTGAAGAATTAGAAGCAATAAGACAAGCCGATAGATACACGTTTTCAGGTCAATATATGCAAGAGCCGGCTCCATTAGAGGGTGGCGAATGGCGCAAAGACTGGTTTCAAATTATTAATAAAGCCGAGGTTCCAAACAATATAAATTGGGAAATGTTTATTGATGGGGCTTACACTAAAGACACTAAAAACGATCCTACCGGCATACAAATAAGCGGCAAAGGTGAAGATGGCAATCTTTATATTTTAAAATCAATAGACAAATATTTAGAAATGCCAGAATTAAAAAACTTTATATCTTCATTTGTACTATCGTGCGGCGTTACTATAAATCTAATTTTAGTAGAACCAAAAGCCTCTGGAAAATCATTAGTGCAATTGTTAAGGCGAGAAACAAATTTTAATGTAGCCGAACTTTCTACTAATTTTGTCCGGTATTCAAAAATAGAAAGAGCAAGAGCCTCTTCTCCTTTTATAGAAGGGGGCCGCGTCTTTTTAGTGCAAGACAATTGGAACGATGCATTTATTCAGCAAGTGAGTACATTTCCAAACGCAAAACACGATGAACACATTGATGTAACAAGCTATGCAATAGAACGAAACTTAATAAACAACTTTTTTGTTGTGTAAAATTCGTATTTTTACAAAAAATTTATAAATGGCATCATTTCTTCAAAGGGCAAAATCTGTATTTAAAAATCTTCAAAATACAAATATAAATTATAACAAAGCGCTCTATAATTTTTTAGGAAATTCTATTATTTGGAACCAAGAAAATGACGACACTTACATAAAAGAAGGCTATCAAACAAACGCAACCGTTTATTCTATAATAAATAAAATATCAAACGCCGCTTGCACAATTCCTTTACAAGTTTATAAGATTTCCGACAAAGGAGCCGCCAAGACTTATAAATCAATGACATCGGGTACATTAGATGCCGGTGCAATGTTAAAAGCAAACATACTTAAAAAAAGGGCTTTTACCGAGGCTTTAGAACACCCATTGCAGAAGCTATTAGATAGGCCCAATCCTTCACAATCTTATACCGCATGGCTAACAGAAGTAATTTCTTTTGGAAGGCTTACCGGAAACAGATATATATACGGCGTGGGGCCAGATACCGGAGCCAATGCAAATAA